GAATAGCTCATAAATATCGACAAACAGAAAAAGGTAAAAATGTACATCGGGAAGGCGCAAAAAGATACCGACTTCGTCATCCTCAAAAAATAAAACTTTATCAAAAACAATACCGTCAAACAGAAAAAGGCAAGATTGCTAAACAACGTGGCAATAAACTTTTTCAACTTCGGTATCCTAATCGAGTTAAGGCACAAAATGCTGTGAACAGAGCCGTTATGGCGGGCCAAATGCCCAGTGTTAATACTTTTAAATGTTCTTGTGGCAAACAAGCAGAACAATACCATCACTATTTGGGCTATGAACCCGAACATTGGTTTGATGTTCTTGCTGTTTGTATACCTTGTCATATTCGTTGCCATAGATAAATCAAGCTCCTCTATACAAGAAACCTCTTCTAACCCAAGAACCGGATTCACGGTGTTCTAACTGTATATCGTCACCGACTATAATCAGCCGCCAATTTCCTTCCCCGCCCGCCACATTACCTTCTTTGATAATTTCGATAATATTGTCATTAGAAACACTAAGTAAGAAATTGATTGCATAAACCATTCTCGAATATAACTCTTTCGTAATCCAGCGAGTATATCTCGGCATGTACTCTTCGAGCTTTTCGTCCGGCCGAGGGTCTGGAAATTCTTTACTTGTAACGAGTTTATCCACATTTACGCTGCCTTAATCAATCCTGCCCGCTCGAAATAGAACAAGAAGGCGTGCACTCTTGGTCGGTTTGCGCTGTCATTATTTGTCAATTCTATACGATGAAAGGCCGCTACCGCATTTACGTAAACAGTAAACCAGGCTATCGAATCAGAGCCTTCGACCGGCTCACAGACTACCCGTACAGTTTGAAAAGCGCTTGTGTCGGTATTAAGGTAACTGAGAACGTCAAAAAACGTATTGCCAGAGCTATCGACGTCACACAAAAACTGAATCTTCTCCAATCTTGCTTCTCTGCCCTCGTTGGTGTAAGGGTTTGCCTGCACACCAATCGCTTCAAATTCAATGTTAGCACCAGCGTCCGCACCGCTGGTATTCAACTGATACACTATACCGTTATCGCTACCAAATAAGGTTGTTGGATAACCAGATTCGGCAGTACGGGCGTTCCACGGGTCGGTATAATCTTCCCATGCTATATCTTGCGCCCACGTCAAATCACTTTCTACCGCTGATTTGCCTATGGTATGAATAGAGTTTGCCAATTTATAGGTCGAAAAGCCAAGGTTCTCGTAATTAAATGTCAGTATGCTGTCAGGATAAGTATTGCCGTCAGCGTTTGCAGAGGCCCCGGCGGCGGCGTAGGCTTCTAAAATCAGCCTTTCCTCTTTCATTACTACGCCTTGAGTAAACAAACGTGAATTTTGTATCCAATCCAAAGTGAACTCAGGTATCTCGGAATCGGCGGCCCTTATCTCTCGGCTATCGGAGATATTTAATCTCGTAGTCCCTAAAGCAATCTGTCTCGCACCTTGAGTAACCAGAGAATTTTGGGCTACACTGCCTTCGGTAGTCGATATAAATTCCCATTCAAAAGGTGTTGCTGAGTCACCCGTATAGGCCAATCGCCATACACTCTTTTCGCACCATACATAAAGGTCATTTAACAAAAAATCTGCCGAAACTATTACGTCCTGAGTAGGAATGTCCTTGAAATTCGCCGTAGGCCACGATTGCGGGTCTTTGATAGTACACCATCGGGCGCGTTGTTTGAAATCTGTACCATCTTCGATTGTACTTAAGACAACGATTCTCTCCCTGTAAACGAATATCAATCTGCAACTGTTAAGATTGTTCTTATCGTTTGCGTCGCCTATGTCTACCGTTAGTCTTGAAAGATTTGTTCCGTTATAAACTTGAATTGGGTCATTGTTATTGGTGATGTAAGTTCTTGAGCTTCCGGCAAGGTTCCAACTTGTCGCCTGAAAATAGTTCGTATTATCACCTGTGAAAGCATCATCCGAATTAGCCCCATCTGATTGACCGGCGATATTAGAAGGAGTTCCGTTTTCTTGAAGTTCCTCGTTGTCCTGAAAAGGCCCACCTGTAACCCCGCCTTGCGTAAAGATTATCGTTCCACGGGCATCCAGTCCGGCCACAGTGCCCGTATCGAGTATAAGAGCCGCCACAACGCCGGTAGCACTGCTGGAAGCACCCTTGATAGTATCGCTCACGGCAGGAGTGTAATTCTGGCCTGCTTTGCCGATATATCGTATCTTGTTCCGGGTCAGGTCTATGAATCGTTCCTGCGAAGCCGTGCCTGTAGCGTCGTTAGCTACCCAAGTGTCTGTAATATAAAAGTTATTAGCATCTATTCTATTTATTGTAAATGTGCCGTTATAACTTGTAGTACCGGATATAGTTACAACATCTTTGGGGTCAGTTGCCGACTGAAAGCCGTGAGCAACGGCCGTCACCTTTACCGTCCCTGCTACAGTAACGCTATAATCCGCAAAAGCAGTAATGGTTTTGCCCAGACTTGCGCCTGTAAGGTATTTGTTTATCCTCTCTTTGTCGGCCACTAAAAGGTTCTCTGTCGCATTGTCCTGATGATTCAATACGCCCGTTACGGCATTAGTCGCCAGAGACGCAACCTCCGTAGAAGTAACCACTTTGACAATCTGCCCGAACTTGGCATAACCCCTGCGTTTCTCTAATACACCGTCTTTGATGTGGCCATTCTTTAGCGTCTCGAAAGCGTCGGAAGGCGACAACCAGGGATGCCTTCGCAAACTTTTGCCGGTTTTCATATCAGCGATAAGATGAGCTTTGAAGGCCATTATCTCACATAAGCCATAAGTTTAACTGTTATTGTTATGGAATTATCTGTAAACATGTGTTCCATTATCCCTGAACTGTCAGTAGAACATACTACGTAAGCCATAGTCGCTTCACCTGAATCTCCACTTATCACGCTTGCCCCAAACCCTCTGGCAAGGTCATTAAGATGGTGCGAAGCTGTTCCGCTCCCTTGCCCATTCGGCCTACATGCAAAAGCTGCTGAACTTGTTGCCCAATTCACTTGGAGAAATACCATCGCTGTATTAGAACCGATTATTTGAGATAAATCCAAATCCTGAAACACTGTCGATGCGGTATGAGTCGTGTTAAAAACTGTTGTTGCAGGAGCATTAAAAACATTATCAACATACGCTTTAGGAGCTATATCGGCATCTGTCGTAGGAGAAACACTTGAAGCTAACTGAGAACTTGCGCCCAACGTAGCAACGCCGGTTACTGTTAATGTTCCCGCCACAACTGTATCGCCCGTTGCCCCTGCTACCGTAAAAGTGTTCCCGCTAATCGTAATATCTGATGTTGTTGAAAGTAAAAGGTCATCGCCATCGCCGAGGGTTACATTGCCGTTAAATGTCGAAGGCGAAACCACTGTAAGACCGCCACTGCTGTACAAGTCGCCGTCTTTGGTAAATTGAAGTTGGGCCCCATCTTCAGATGTAAAGGCCATTTCCGGCTGTGAACCGCCATCTATAACCTGCAAATGTCCTTCGTTAGTAGATGAAGCACCCGCCGCTGATTCTTCCTCGAAAGTTATAACTTCATGTTTACCGGAATTAGTTCCACCTGTAGAAAATTCATGATCTTGCGCAAGAGCCGTTTCAAGAGCAGCTTGATTAGCAAGCATTTCAGGCTGTGAATTTCTCAAAGACGTAGATGCGGCAGGTTTGTCTTTATCCCAAGCCTGAACAAACACGGCAGGCAGTATATTTCTTATCTGCTGTGAATATTGAAAGCCAACGAAACACAAAGACCAAACACAAAGCAGGGCCAAGTAAAGACATATAGAGTTCTTATTTTTCATGTTTACCTATCCCCATTCTGGCCCGTTTGCGGCCATAGATACCTACTAACGCACAACTCACGATAAGCATTTGCAATATTAATATTCTCTGGTTGCGTGAAGTTGCATAAGCCCAATCGCAGAGTTCTTCCGTAGTGAAATCATAATCAAGAGGCGGTATAGCAATTACCATCCATATCGTTAAGGCAATGAGTACCATTATCACGACTTGGGATATAATTGTGAGCGACCTGTACCAATTTTTATTATTATTCATACCTAATATCCTTTACCGAGTAATTTTACATCGTGCGAAGCTTCACTTGCCAGAACCACCAGAAAATCCGCCCCTTTAATATCAAGTTCCGCTTCAGCGTTTGTATCATCTGCCGGGCTTGTTATTGTCCACGTCGAACCCCATGATTTTGCTGTTAGAACAACCGCGTCAGCCATTTCAAATCCTACTAAATCAGATGCGGCATGAGTAAGGACGTTAGCGCTGCCTCTGGCAATGCGGTCTGAAGCAACAGTTTCGGAGTTTGTAAACGTGCCGGATTTTGACCTGTACTGTATTGTGCCAGCAGCATCCCCGGCGGCGAAAGAGCCAGAAGTGAAGGATACAGTAGTCAAGACAACCGCTGTTTCAGCGGAAGTATTACCTGTGAGAGTATCGCCCGGCAGTGGAACATAAGGCCCCCCGGAAGTATATGCTATCTGATAAAACAGTGAAACCTGAGTGCCGGTAGTAAATACCAATTGCCCGGCATAAGATAGTTCGCAATCAGAATCACTCTCCAGCGAACTTCTTGTTCCCAAATAAATCTGATAGGTCTGTGCATCATTGTTTGTTATGCCAACACTTCTAAAGCGTATCCCGTTCCAGCTTGCAGGTATAACGAAAGTCGATATTTCTTCGGCACCGCTCGCCCCCGTTACTATAGCCGCTTCCAATAATAATTTTGTTCTTTCACCAACAATTAACGCCGGCGGCTCGGCCCCCGCGCTGGTAGTCTCGTCGATAACAACCCATCCGTCCTGTATAGTATGCAAGACATTACCAGTCACTTCCTGCTTTAGGGTTTCTGTTCGTAACGCGGCACTAACAAAGATAAGAGCCAATAACACTGATAATATGCTAAACTTTTTCATAATTTAATCTCCTAAGGAGGGTTAGCATCTGATGACATAATCACAAAATTACTGCCGTCATAACAAAGAGGCACTATCTGAGAGGCGTCTATATGGTTATCGGCGGGGTCGTTACCTGAAACAGTTTTCAGCGACTGTGCGCCTAAGCTATTTATATTAAGCGTGCAAGCCCCGGTATTGTCTGTTACAGGATTGAGCAAAACAAACAATCCCGCATTGTACCCGCCAATTCCGTCTATCTGCGCGAGATAAGTGTCGTTAGACGCCGTATCGACCGCATAGTACGCTAACGCCGTCACAGGGTTATATCGTCGACTTATTGAACCCATAGAAAATATAACGAATACGGTAATCAATATTGCTAATAATATCTTTTTCATTTTAGAAACTCCTTAAAAAGAACGCTGGACAACTTGGCCAAGCAAGCGCTTGATTTTGTCAGGTCTTATCCTACTCATCATATTTTCTGCGTAAGCGGCCACGCTGGTTATAGCGTCAGCAGGGCCATTTCTTACCATATACTCCAAAGCGGATTTGGACGCTATTGCAGGCCCCCATTTCACATCGTCAGGTACAGCGTTATCATCAGCAAAAGCCGTAGGTCTGTCAGCAATAGATAAAGCCTCTAATTCGTATATATCGTTCGGCTTTGGCTGGACGTAGATATTCTGGCCGAACAATAACACGGCTATAGGTTCGCCCCTATTCTCAAATTTGCCATCCGTGAACGTATCGGTCACATTGGAAGCGTTCAGGGCTGTTGTAGCTGGCGTAAACGCCCCGTCCGACTTGGTTACGGTTACATAGCCCATATACGCTGAATCCGAATCCGACGCAACCAAGGCGTCAAGGGCTATCCTCGGCGTTGCGTAGCCTGTACCGTTGGCGGTAGCGGCTGCTACGGTAATATCGCCATCAACATCTATCTTTAGCGACCATGCACCGTACAGGCCCTGTGGTATTGCATCACCCGTCAGAGTTACTTCACTTGACGATTTGGAGTATGATTTATTCTTAATCTCGTAGCTGAAATCGCTGTGTTTGACCTTTGTTGCATCACTTGAACCTATTACTAAAGTAGGGTCTGTGATGAACTGCTCATCCTTAAATTGAAAATGATGAAAAGATGTTCTTTGCCCGGTAAAATGCGTAAAATGGCGATGATGATGGTCGTGCCCGCCAAAGAACCGTTCCCTGTCTCTATATAAAACAATCTGCCTGCCGTTTATGGTTACAGGATCATCGAGGCGGTCTACGTTCTGGTCAAGAGCATAAACACCATCGTCTGTGGCTGATAACGCCTGAATAAAAAATACGTTAAACTCATCTACCTTGGCATCGTGAGAGAAACGATTAACGTAATAATCGTTAATCTCTTCATTGACGATTGTATCGGAGGTCTGGCTGGTAGACTTCCGGCCGGTCAGTTCGCGCCATAGAGTAACCATTTCAGACAATTTCCATGTCTTGGTATCAGCCATTATCGTACCTTTGCTAAATTCAATTTTGCACGTTTAAAACTCGGACATATTCGCAAAACTTCGGCAAAATACCCTTTTGCTGCCGTTAGGTCCCCTTCGATTTGTTTTGCAAGTCCCATACCATTTAAAACATATACATTGTGTGGATTGTATTTATGAGCTATCTTAAACTCATTAGCTGCTAATCGATATTGTTTCGATTCAAAGTAAGAAGTTCCCCGCCACCAATGCCAGGGGATACCTGTATGGCTGACTGTGGAAAATGGAGAATATGCTTTAAATAATTCCATTGCTTGTATGCCGGTTTTTGCATACCTTGTTTTCTTGTCCCAATAAGAAGCTTTGAGCCTGAAACTAAAAACAACTAAAATAAATATCATAACAGTTAGTAATATTTTCGGCTGTTGTATCAATCTCATTGGACAGGCAATTGCTATAAAATTAGCCATCATTAATGAGGAAAATGGTCTCTCGTGCGGAGCAGAAAAGCAAGCTATTGCTATATACCCAAACACGAGCATCACTAACCATATTGCTTTATCCCGCCAAGCATAATACAGAGAAGTTACAAATATCCCAATATAACAAACAAGCCCCAATGCGCCAATTTCAGAACAGATCCATACAAAATCATTATGTGGAAATCTAAACGTCTTTTCGATAAATGCTCCTGGAAAATTAATGCCGGCTGCATATTTAGGAAACAATATCCACCAATTACCCGAACCGACACCCAGAGGGTAATCGACCATCATGTTTTTGGTAAAATTCCATTGTTCCAATCTTTCGTTTAGAGAAATTGTACACAACAACCCCTCGTTTGCAAAAACAAACGGTGTTAAAAAAATACATATCACCGTTACTATTAACCAACGCTCTTTCGAATACATTGCAAGAATAAACGAAGACAAAACAATCGCTAATATTGCCGACCTTGATTTTAATAAGAAAACTTGTATGACCATCAATGCTAAAATAACAATAGCTGGCTTTTTCCAAAACTTATTAACTATCGCATAATAACAAAACGGAATTACAAAGAACTGGGCATGTGCCCATGTATTTCTCTGTCTCATTAAACCTCGACACGCTTCGAAGTTGCCTTGTAAATAATAATCATACCAAAAATAGATTACAAAAACTGTGCCAAGCATTATCATCGTCTTGGCAAGTAATTCTTTATCTATTTTTACAACTGATATATACGTTATCATTAACACTATTCTTGATACCGAATATAGCCACTCTGCTTTGTTTATTACGCCCACCCCTGACAATAAAGAAAGAGCTAAAAAGCTTAATAAAAACCAATGGATAAAACCTATTCGTATTTCCTTGGAACAACAAACAAGGATTATCGTCATAATGCACCAAACGATATGACGAGGCATTAGTGCTCTGTCGAACAATGATGTTACTAAAACTGTGCCACAGAGAAAAATGCCTATCGGCAAAATAAGCTTATCAATCTTGTTATGAACCATTCGAAAAGACCACTTATCGTTGCTAAAAGAACCATGAGACAAATTCCTTTACGCCCAATATCATCATAAAAGTAACAAAGACACAACCTGCCAGAAAAACACCAACCAATAACTTTTCTCTTTTTGCCATTGCCATAAAAGTTAGGGGGCGGATTACGCAGCCCCCTTTTGAATTAGCCATCTTCATGCGGCGATACACTTGTAGATGAAGGAAATCCCTGTGTCGGTTGTGTACCGAACTCAGGACTTCCACTAAATTCATCCCCATCTGTATCAGAAACAAAGTTGTTCATAAACACCATGTCGTCAGCCACACGCATTAATAAGGCCGTTGCCACATCAGATACAATCTCGTTATTAGAGATATAACCAGATGTACCGTCTGACATATCAATAACAGCAACAGCATTTATCTCGCCATCGCCACCCATTGTACCTTGAAACAACAGGTTTCGTCTGATAATTACATCATCAGCAGAATCGCCAGCGACATTAAACCTACCGACAATACAAGCACGAGAATAATCGCCAATAATATCGTTGCCGGAAGCCTCAAAACCAGATACAGCAGTTATATATATGGCCTGAACCGCGCCAGCGGCACCAGCCCTAAACGTACATCCTTTCACCAGCGCATTGTCTGCACCACCTGCTACGCTGATAGCAGCATTAAACTCGTCAGTCCCAAGAGCATCGCCTTCATCACGGAAGTCATTATTAATAACCTCGCAATTTTCTCCTGTAATAACTAACCCTGAAACAACGGCAGTAACCGAAGCCCTATGACGTAGATTGATTATTGTTACGTCATCAGCACTTACGATAAACGTACTTCCTGCCGCTGTATAATCAAAATTCGGGGCTTGTTTGCCTCTACCAAGACCAATGATAGTCACACCGTCAATATCAACTGTTACGCCAGCAGCACCAATATCTTCATCAGAGTTTTGTATCACGTAGATTCTGTCGCCGCGATTGGCAGTTACATCGCTTCCGCTATCAAACGCATCGTCAAGGGTAGGCCATGCAGTAGCAGGGGAAGTACCAGTCGAAGTTGCTGAGCCACCGGCAGCACTATCAACATAGAAAACCTTACCTGTGCCTATATTAAACAATCCCGCATTGACGATGTCTTGATTGAGCGTGTCAATCCAACCCCTCAAGAGTTGGTCGAAATTACCGGCGTTTACATTACTCTGGTTTATCTGGGTTATATCGACCGTACCAAACGCCGTGCCGTACAAAAGCGTTACTATCACTATCAGCAATAATGCTTTCTTCCACATTATTTGCCTCCTTTCTTTTTGGACTTCTTTTTGGACTTCTTTTGAGGAGGCTTAATTAGCTCATTATAAGCATCAATGAGCATATTCAACGCCTTGTTGACTTCCCCAAACGTATCTGTTTCGGAAAAACTTAGTCTTTCCATAATAATCTCCTTATGACAACACTTCTAAGGGTTGTGGTTTAAGCTCATCAAGGATTTTAGTGTCAGTTACTATACCGAACGGCGCATCTTGCGGGGCTTCGCCTAAATACTCAAAGGCAAATCTTGGCTTGCTACCAGTTCTCTTACATTCTTCGCCCATCCGGCCTTCAACAGGAGGGCCTGGTACAGCAACGCGATTATAAATAGGAGTTACAGCCTTTTGCCTGAAGAACTTAACGTGGTACTCAGATAGAACATGTATCTGGTCAGGAATAAGGTAGATAATATATTTACCTCCGGGACTAACTGTATGCGCAGCATCGTCCTGTTCGCGGTTAGTAAATATATAATATCCTCTTTTACTCGACTCGATAGCCACAGTTTCAGGCGATGGTCTCACCTCGACCTTTTTCATGCCGAGTAATAGTCTTGCTTGTGCCAATTCAAGCTCTGTTGGTTTTTCAGGCAAATCAATGGGTATTTTGAGCGATTTAGCTTCCGTAATGATAGACGCACGGTCAATTTGTGTTTGTCGTTCGGCCCTATACTTTTCCTGAGCCTCAAACTCGTATTTTAACCTCGCGTCAATCTTTTTAGCTTCTTCAGGCGTAAGGCCCGTTTTGGGTGCATCAGCCTTTTTGGCCGCAATCGCCGCTTCTAATTGCTCGGCATTACCGCTTGCAGTTATACCCAACTCTTTGGCCTCGGCCTGAAGTTTATGGTAACGGTTCAATCCATTTTTTTCTTCTGTAGAGTCCATGCGAAAATCCTTTCTGGTTTTAAGCGTTAGGGTCGATACCGCTTCCCCAACCATCAACGTCGCCATGATCGACAACCTGGTCAGCCTGTAAGGCTAAGTAATAAACTTCCTGGCCATTAGTCGTCAAAGCCGCTGCGATAACAACGCCCTGATAGCCGCCACGCTGTAAACTTAGGTCAACTCTTTTCCATACTGGGGTACTATCAAGCACATTTTCGCCGATAGCGTCAGGCCATGTCGGCTCTGTTGAACCGGAAGTTCCGCCTGTTACACATTCAAACACGGCTCCTCTATCGGTAGGCGAAGATACCGTTGGTTTTACATAAGAACCTGGCGCTGATGCGGTACGGGCCGTATAAGATGTGCTTGCAGCCCATTCAGCCAATTGCCCGGCACCTGTCCCGCTTGCAGGACTTTGAGCGCCTGTATTATAAGCCGTAATACCACCGGCATCTGCAAGGTTTGCGGTTATACCCTCTAAGACGCTATATCCTTCTTGCTTACCTGTGCCCTGGTCTTGTTCCATCCGCCGCCACCAATGATTGATTTCTATGTTGGTATCAGTGTGGTAGTCGACAACTGTGATGTAGTCAGGGATAAAACCGAGAGGCAGATTGACTAACCCACCGTCGGCTTCAAAATGTCCAACTTTTATCTGATTCATAATCATTTTTCCTTTCTTTTATACGGTGGTTACTAAAACATGCCCGAAGTTGTCATTCAGTATCTGGGCCGCGAAATTCTGCAACCAACCCAACGTAGTAAATCTCTGCAAAGGCGAACCAACTTTGTCTTTCGGGGTAAAGATAAGTGGCGCATCCGCCGAATTACCTTTAATCTTGACTGTGCCATAAAACTCTTGCCCGAAGATAAGGTTCTGATAGCCTGTTGTTGCGTTGGTTCGAGTTGCATTAGTCGTCAAGAGCCATCGAATATCATCTGTGGCTCCGAACTCGTCCTGCATAGCACGGTCCTGAGCATAGGCGCTCACATGCCTAAAACCACTTACATTCGAGAGGCGCGTTCTTTGACCTACGTGACAAATACCAATAAACGATGCCCGGATAGGGGACGTAGAGACCTTAACACTTGCGCTTATCTGAGGTTCAATCATTCGCGTATTCTGAACAAGTAGATTGGTTACAATTGTGTCAAGGTCTATCTTGCCAATGAATGTTGCCGTCCCCACGCCGTTTGATGCCGTAGTCTGCGATGCCGTACCGCTGGCAACGTCTCGCGTGAGCGTATCGATGGTCAATCTCATGTTGTCCAGTAATATGTCGGACATCTGGGTTTGGTCATCGGTAATACCAGTGAAAGTCATCCACGAACTTGTTACGATCCATGCGCCATACTCTTTCATTTTGACTTGTATATCGGTTTTCGATAAAAGAATTGGTGAAGGGTCGACGCCTTCGATAAGCGGTACTGTCTGCGCAGCCGGGTTGCCCCATCTTCGCCACTTGTTAGTATCGCCGGCGTGCATCGGCATTGAATCCTTTTTGCCGAACCTTACATATATAAAGACATCAATCACCCGAAGCAATACATTGCTTTGATAGAAGATATTTATCGGGTGATTTATCCTTGTGGTTGTGTGCATTTGACTATTAATAGGAAAACGTGCCATCATGGCATTAAATCCAAGAGGAAATATCGCCGCTAACTCTTTATGACGATTCAATCTTTCCTCAACGGAGAAATACATTAAATCTTTCATTACATATCCTTTCTTTTATACCCGTTCGCCCTCAGCCATCTTCTGCCGAATCTCCTTAATCTGCTCTCTCGACATCATCTGCTGATTATTAGGGTCGCCAGCACCGCCGCCACCTGCGGCTGAGCCGCCAAGGGGTTCGGTTTTATTGTCAATCCCCTGTCTTTTTAAATGTTCCTGATTGGCGGCAGCGTTCTTTTCAAGCTCTGCAAGTTTTCTTTCGTCCATAACTACCTTGTAAGCTGACTCCGCATTAGAATAAGCAGCGTTGGCTAAGTGAGGTTTTTCTGTTATTATTTTCAATAGTTCAGGAGATAGCTGGAAATTATTACCCATTTGTCTTCCCACAACTTCCCCATAGTCGGCGTGTTCCTGGACAAACCGTTGATTTGATACTGCCTGTTGCTGTTGTAGATTGGCAGCATTTTGTATCTCGATAGTACGTTGGATTATCGTGCCAACCTCTGATTCAGAAGGATACTCCTGATTCTGCAAACCCAAGTCAGCCCTTGCCTGGTCGTAAATGGTCTGAGTTTGCGTTTGAACAGGAGCGGCCGCTTGCTGTTGATTTGCAGTCATTATCTGCATCTGCTCTCGCAAAACACGAGCATCTTCTTCGGCAACGGCAGCCTTTTTGTTGGCCTTTTCAAATTCAACGTACTTAACGGTTTTCTTGTCCTTGTCATCGCCGTCTGCAAGTTTTTCACCTTGACCGGGGGCATTTAGGTCTGCGCCTTGACCGGAGGCAGTTAGGTCTGGGTCAGCGACCGACTGACTCGTGTTTAGGTCTTCTTGTGTATCTGGCATAATAAACTCCAATAAAAAAATCCTTCGCCCACAGCTACTCACTGTGAATGAAGGATTCCGTTTGTTCGATGTATCCTGTTTATTTAGTTTTTATGCTTTTTTGTTATTCACTTTCAATTTATAAGTAAAATCATCATTTAGAATTACTGCTCTACAGCCGAATCTCTTATTGAATCGTTCTATTTCCCCTTTGTATTCAAAAACAAAAGGTTGTTGATGTTCGCCTGTATAACATATTTCCCACAATTCGCTGAAACCTAACCAATACAGCTTGCCTTCGCTATTTATTAGACCCTCGCAAGCATCAAAAGAAGGCAAATCTACATAGTCTGGTTGGCTCCACTTGCTAAATTCTCCGACAACAGACCATCGGATTCTTTTCTCGTGGGCTATAAAATGCCTGTCCTTGAAATGGCTATGATGCCAAGGCTTTTCGAGAATCTTTGTACTCTTCCAATTCGGGTCATTAGAAAGCGTTTCACTGATTATCTTATCAACATCCGCCTTAGATTTCTTACCCGGCACACAAGCCACATATACACCTGCGACAAAGCCTGTAACTATCTTGAAAAAGCTACGCCTGTTCATAGTCCTCTTAACCTAAAAAAGTCAACTCTCCAATACCATTTAAGACATTCCCATATTACAACTCCACAAATCATATAAAATGCTTCAAACATTCCGGCCTCCTATCTGTTAGGTAACATCTTTTTCCCTTTCGGCAAAGTAATTTCTTCGCCGTTTTCCAATTTGAGTGCTTGTTTGATAGCATGTTTTATTTGTTGCTTAACAATCCAAGTGCCATTACCTTCGTAATTAACACTTGTTTGCCCTTCTGCTATAGCCTCTATTTGTTCGTCAGTCAACATCTTCTTTCCTATCTGTTGGGGTCCAATATCTTCGACATTTCAACGCCGTAGTTCATATTAACTGTTTCGCGGCCTGGTTTCAAGCTATTCATAACCTTTGTTTTTGTGTTTTTCTCCGGAAATTCTTGTGCCTAAATTCTTTATCAAAGTACCATCGTATTCAACCGCAACACATTGCTCTATGTTTGAGAGAGAATAATCCCTTGCCTTTGCCATATTAAACCTTATTGTACCAAAAAAGTTTGGGAAAGCAACTTGTAATTTTTTGCCTACGCTACCTAAAGTTTTATTTTGTTCGGTTGTCATTTCTTCTTATCCTTCTTGCGGGATTTCTTCTTGCGTTCTTTTTTCGTGTGTTTTGACATTATTTTCACTTCTCTTTTCTTCAGGCGTTCATAGTCCTTTCGGTAATTAGTCGCATGGTCATCTCTGATAACAAACAATTTAACTTTATCGTCTTTAGGTTTTTTGCCACGCTCTATTTCTACAAAATTAACGTGCCTTAATCCACAATCGCAACACCATTGAAACATAAAATCTCTATTGGGTATGACAATCGGGTAATCTTCGTAAAAATGATATTTTTTCTTAGCCATTATTTTATCCTAAATTCCTCAATATCAAATATCATACAGAAAATGACGAAAAACACCATAAGTGGTATGCTTAATAGTCTTTTTATGCTCATTCTCTAATCTTCTTTTGGCTTTACACTTATAACGGGTTGGCCATCGTAATATTTTACACTCCACTTTAGATCCCGCCAGTCGCAATCATATCTTTGCATTGCCATCGTGATCGTAATAAGTAATGGCTGTTTGATACTGTCGGGCATATTCTTAGTATACCTTGGGTCAAGCTGTATGTCTTCGTCAATAGTTACGTTTATGATTTTACCCATCAATTTCTCCTGTTACGAATACCGACAATTCTTTTGCGTTCTTGGTCTTCTTTGTGTTTGCCAACCATCTCTCCGGCTGTCATCTTCTGCACTTCTACGCGGCCCAGATTGTCAAACCTGTATTTTAACTGCTCGATTGAGCATTTCATCTTTAATGCGGCGTCTTCGAGAATGCCTCTTATCTCGTCCTTGAAAACCTGCTGTAATTCACCAATAGGCGTTTCGCCCTTATAGATTTCAGTTCTTGCAACCACTTATCACATCCCTAAAAGACAATTATCGTTTTTCCTTACTGCTCTCGATGGATGATATGTTTTATTGCACCATCCTCTAAAATTACAACGTCGCCATTCTAATCTATCCCTGCGATTTTCAGGGTCATAATAAAATTCCTCATCTAAAAAATTCCCACAATCTTTATTGCATTCCATTATCCTATCCTCCAGTATTTTGTACCTGCTTTTGTTTGTCCTGTGCTATTTGCATCCTGACTTCTTCTTTAACTAAACTCACTATCGGGTCAGCTTGCAGCTTCTGTGCCTGTGCCAAAGTCTTCATTCTATTTAATGGTATTTCCGACCGCTTTTCACGTGCGTCGGCCATGTTCTCTTGTGCCTGAGATATTTGGACGGCGGTCAAGCCCTGAGTTAGTTTGTCAGCGGACTGCTGAGATTGTGCCTGGGCCTGTTGCTGCTGTTGTCTCGATTGGATAGCCCTTTGGATGGCTTGTAAGGTCGGGGTCTTAAACTGCATCGGAGAGGCTTTAACCAGCATATCGGCTGTAATGATACCTCTAAACTCGTCCGGCAGTTCCAAAAGAAGACTCTTGAGTTCCTGATAATACATATTCTGCTGGCTGTCAGTCTCTAAGCCTTCTGTTGGCGCACAATCAAACCTCGATAGATCATCATCATAGAATCCTTGTACAGGCTCCTCGTTGAGTATCTTGCGTATACGCTGTGGGTCGTAATTAACTTGTACTATCTGGACCTGTGTGCGGCCGAAATATCGCTTGGAACCTTTAAGATTCTGGAACATCCATCCCTGCGCGGTCAGGGCCTTGCCTGTCCGATAAACATGAAGAACCCCGGATATTTCCTTGTTCTTTTCGTCAGTGCCAAGTATCTCCTGATTAAGACCACCTGTTTCGGCCTCGTCCTTATCTATAATCTGTAACATGGTAAAAACCGATTGGTCAACTCCGGAAAAAGGTATCTGGTCGAAAATCTGCCTTAACGGCATTTCGTCCGGGGCATTTTCATTAAGTTGAAGATTAATTCCCTGACCACTCAAATAGGTATCTTCGGGGTTCATTATGTACTTACTGCGAGACATCCTTACACCATGCATCCCAGCTTCGATTATGTCCATTGCCTGATTTATCTTGCGATTATACATACGCTGGGGGTCACGAAGGCCGCGAGTAAATGACTGTAACTTTAGTTCGGTTCTCGGTTGTTCCGGGCACCACATGCCATGGAACCACGTATAATTGTAATCACGTATTCTCATGGGGTTGTCGCCTTCCCATACAAGCTCGTCATCCACGAATATCTTTAATTCAACCTTGTCCTTAATGTCCCTGAACTTTACAAGAACAGGAGCGCCGTCAGGTGTTCTAAAATTCTGGAGGAGTTGGTCTGCCAGGTTCTTATCACCCTTTGCCTCGTCCCTGAGAAAGTCCTTGAAAGTCTTCTGATTACCCGTAAGACGATTCTGGACAACAGAAACCTCTTCGGTGGTTCTGTGCCACCATTGCTCGAATAGCCTCTTGCCTGCCTTGTTCATCATAGTCGGCGTGCCCTGGAACGGCCATCGGCTCGTATGAGTTAATGGGTTAATTGCTTCAATCTCGTCTGCGCGGGTAGGAACCAGCATCTTGGCCTTGTCAGTTGAAATCCATTGCCCGGTAAGAATATCGCCGCAATCAGAAAGATCGCTTTTAGTAAGTCCGTGGTCTAACAAGAACTGGTTCCACCCCAATCTTCCGTATTGTATCGTACCTAATCTGTCTCGCCATGACTCTATTAGATTAGAACCTTCTACCAAAGTTCCCCACTTAAAAGCCTGGCTCATCATATCGTAACCGTTATGCCGGGCCATTAAGCTCATTACAACGCCCGTGTGCTGATTGCAGGCCTGGTCTTCTTTTTCGTCAAAATTGCCTTGAGGCCCTATTTTTAGTATATGGCGATTGCGAATTTCGTAGCCGTGTAAAAGATTGACTTGCCGGCCTATCTTGTCGATTGTATGAAGAAGTCTGTTTTGGCGGTCGGCCCTCTGCATTTCCTCATAGGTGTGCTGGGCTTTCAGATAATAGTCGAGGTCGAGGCAAGCCTGCTCGTTATACGGACGCCATGCAGTTTCGTTTATCTCGTAAACGTCGTGGAACTCTGATATTGTAGTTTCGTCGTTAGGCACTTAACCGGTTCTCCGATACTTCTTGTTCCATTTGTTTATCTGGTCTTTTGTTATGCTCTTGGTAGTACCGCACAAACCTTTGGAAATAGCTATATCAGAATATATTATCGAGGACGCCGGATGAGATGCCCAATCGTGTAAAGGTTTTTCGAGAAAAATTCTCAATTCCTCATCATATCTCCTACGATAATGAAAGAGGGCCTCTAAGCCCAATTCGCATTTATTTTCATCGAACCATGCCGACTTAAAACCATTATTGGCATTATTTATAGCAATGTCAAGGTTCTGAGTTTTATCTAAAACAACAACGTCATAACCCAAATCCTTAAAAGACTTACTAAAGGTCATCTGGCTTACTTGCTCCCTTTTGTTGGCGTCCTTCGGCATAACAAATTTACCGTAATTATAGCCATACTCACTCTTTTTCTCATCTAATATCCGGGCGTAATGGTCGGCGAACTTACCCGTGTTCTCGTAGTAATTGATGTAAAGTCTTTTCCGGTCTTTTAACTGAAAGAACCATATAGCAGTACAGTCCAGACCTACGTCAGCAGCCAAATGGACCCTAACATCAGGATTGTGAGGAATAACGCCCATGTGCCCGTCTTTGCGTATCTCAGAGAGCCTGGACGCCCAATAACAAGCGTCTAAGTCAACTTCGTCGTGGCAGTTCATAACATACTGATTGAACTTGGCGGGGGATTCTGTTTCCATTCTCCGCCAATCAGCAATAGTCTCAGGCTTGTTTTCTTTTAGCCAGGTATTGTCAAAAGAGTTAGCCTGAATACATGAATATTCCTCACCAGGACTTTTTATAAATAATTTCCAGCACCAATTATGGCCATTAGCGTTGGCAATTGTCATTAACTGATTCAAAGGTTTGTCGTGCATACTCTGCAAGAATGGGTAAATGGGTTCCCCCGCCTTCTCGAACGCTTTTACTAACTGTTCCCAATATTCTTCATCCACCTCCAAATCACGCCTCAAACGAAAACGCAAAAGCTGGAACTGGGTATCAGTTGGAAACTCTTCTGCCTGCTCAATATAACCCCAACCCAAGTTCACATTCTTTAGACCACTCAATTCCTTTGCGTGACGGAATAAAGTTGTACTGCCATTAGCATAATGGGCCTCCTTAGTACCCTGTGGAACATGTTTACCAGTCCAGAAAGTAAAATCCTTCATTGTGGAATCGCGAAGGTCTGTGAATTTGTTCCTAATAATTATACCGAGATTATTTTTGTAAAATCGGCTAAATAAATCGCCCTTAAAAAGAGCATCCATTGTCTTGCCAGTGCCTACGCCTGCGATAAAACCCGGAAATCGGTTAATAGCAGTGTAAAAATCCCATTGATAAGGGTCAAATTCAAGGTTTATTATCTTGGTTGGCATAAATTACCTATTTGTCCAAAATACTAACTCCATCGCCAGCGGCCTGCAAAATCTTGCCAATTCGCATACGAGCGTCTTCAAGATGACGATATGCCAGCATAATATTAGCTTTCATCTCTCCATGTTGACCACCATAATTTTCTCCACTTTCAAAAATAAGGTCGGTTCTTGACCTCAAAACCCATTCACCTATCTTTTTTAGGCTTTCTCGCTGCTTTTTGCAAATATCCTCAAAACTGAGACCATGACGTACCGTACCACCGCTTGGTGGCGTTGGGTTTTGAATTTCTGTTGTTGCCATCTTCGTAACTCCTTGAAAGTTAAGCGTTTATATAACTTTTTCTAAAATTGGCTGTGATTATAGACAGGTATTACACTATTCTTCCTGTCTTCTATATAGGGACTCGGGGGCCTCTTCTGACCCCACCCCCCGGCTTTCTTCGATTCATTTAGTTTCCCTTATCGTTTCTCTTGCCAAGCCTTCTAAGTAATCGATAGATTCACGAGACCATTTAAGTTGATAGGCAGCCAAGGTAAGGGCGGTAAGGTGGACGTAACGGCCCTCGTCTGGGTGATCCAAAAGCCTTGCACTTACTATCTTATTGTCTTCGTCCATGTCTATGCTCCGTTGTCCCACTCTTCCATTGTAAGCCCAACTATATAGGCTAATCCCGGAATTGCTATACTTATTAACAGAATCAACATACTCTATGCTCCATGCGCTGCGTCTAACTCTATTAGTTTCATGTTATGCCCTCGCCATGATTCATACTCCTTGCCTACCAGGCACAGAGGCGGCTCAACTCCCTGCTCTGTGCCTAACAGTATTATCCTATCGCCCAAGTCTCTTGCTCTTATCATGGTTTCATCGTTGGTGGGATATATGCAGGGCCGGCACATACTACCTCACCCAACGCCTCGATACTTGACTTACGCGGCGCCTTCATAGCAAATGGATAACAAGCACCGGGCCAGCGCCTTGGCTTGGCAAGTGCCGGCAGCGGCTCACTACAATATCGGCACAGTTCAAGGTCTGTTACAGGTGTTGCAACACTTGGGCTTTTAGACGATGCAACACTTGGCTTTGAAACACTTGATGCAACACTTCGTGCCAGCTTAGACCTACATGTTGGCCCACACGTCCTGGCCTTCTTGCCAATAGGCTTATCACAAACTACGCAATTCATGTCTCTTGTCCTTAATATAACCCAATACCTGCCCAATTATGTATCCTAACGCTAATATTGCACATATCTTAACCATCAACTTCCTCGCTTTCTATGGCCCTGGCTGGCTCTGTAACGGTCTTAGGGCCTATTATGATGATCGTCTGCTCTTTAGAGCCGCCGGCGTCCCGGTCCATGCCGTAAAGCCTGGCTATGCCTGTGGCTGCGCCCACCATTGAGCCAGTTTGGTGCTTGTCTTTGGCTAAATCGTAAGCTCCTTCATATAATTTATGCACATCTTCAACAGTAAACCCCTTTTCTGCCCTTATCTTCGCCTTATAATCAGCTATAGCCTGTTTTATGTAATCGTAGGTAAGCAGTCGTCTTGCGTTCTGCCTATACCCAGACTTACAGGAAGGATACGCTTTTTGATATGCTAAACTTCCATTATTCAACGCTACTGTACATATATATCTTACAAAGTCTATCTGTCCTAATGTAAGTTGTCGACTTAGTAATTGTGTTTCTGACATGTCTTGGCTTACCTCTTTCTTTATTGGCATTTAATCCACTATTTACTTAATAAAATTCATGGGAACATTCGTGATAACCAAACGTTAGATAGTTTTTGAATATGATATTGCACCCGACACAATCCCAGCGGCCATTATCAGGTGGATTTGTTGCCGCATGGTCTTCTCTGAGCTTTGTAATATCTATTGGTAGCGAGAAGTTGACTGCATTAAATCTTGCCTTTGGGTCTGGCTTGTAATAAAACTCAGACACTTTGTCAGTCTCATAAGCAAATATTACTATTAAACCTATGATGCCAAATACAAACATCCCCACAAATATATAATATGCTCTTTTCATCTTCTAATCTCCTTACTCTTTCTTTATTGGCATTTAATCAGCCTGGGTCTTTACATTGTGGATTCAATACCGACATCGGCCTTTCGGCACATTCAATACAAATATCCTTTGTTTCATGCCAAAATGTATCTTTGTCTTCTGTATTACAACTCACAGTGAACCATCCTTTAGGGCCGCTATAACGCTCACCCTCAGCCTTCCTACCACATATATCACATTTATACTCAGATACTTCCATCTTCTTGTTCTCCTGTTCAATCAAAATAACATGGTTTTTTGGCCCTGTTCATCTCTCTATGGCCACATTCCGGGCATTTAGCTCCATCTCTTACTTTAGCCATATCACAGCCCATGCACCATCCTGAACGCCCTCTTGGCTGCTGTGCCCTTATTCTATTTATATGAGCCATTTTTAACATATGGTTGTTCAACTTGCTATTCTCTCTTTTAACCAACTTAGACAGATACAGAAACGGGGGACAAGAACCCCTTAAGCACCTTGTTTACTTGTTCGCCAGTAGTGTTAATCAAGAGACTTCCTTTGTTCGTGACTGTCCAACTGTCCTTTATCGTTGGCCTTTTGCGTCCCCACTGTCTCTAACCACCTGTAACGGTTTCCAGGCTTCTGTATGGTAATTTGTCATTAACACGCTGTGCCTCACTTTTTCTGGCTTAGATGCCATAGCCAAGGCTGAAAGGAAGTATACCCTAACCTTTACTCCATTAAACAATAAAAATGCCCCCGAAAACGTGCTATGACATCCTCGAAGGCATTTTACAGACTTTGTTAATAATCAACCATGATCGCACCTTTCTTTTTAAGGTTAAAAAAGCTGATTAGTTAATCATAAACTCATTGAAACATAAATCTCATTAGAAGTCAAGAACTAAATAAAATAAATATTTACGTTTCTTTTTGGCAACGTGTTGTCTTTTCACAACATTGCCTAAGCCTTTGCCTTGCCTATGCTTATCAATATCTGCGTTGATATAAAACAACATTGCCCGAAAAAACCTGTGTTTTTAGCCTGATAAATAGCTGGCACGGTATTTGCTTTATTTACCAATAGTATGACTACGACTAAAACAATCAAAACAATTTTAACGGCCCGGCGGTCTGCATGTCTTCTTAGTCGTAGTTGTGCTACCGCTGGGTCTTACTGTGAAGGGACAAGGCTATGAAAGATGAATTAGTAATCGAAGAGGCGATAGCAGCAATCGCAAAAAGAGCAGGAACGGAAATCGACAGGATGGATATTGGTATTACCCTGTCAACGGCTATGACCAAAGAACAAAGAGAAGACTTAGTTGCTATGATGGGGTTTCTGGTCGGCCAAAAGATGGAGCCTGCGACAATTTTATATAATTTGCTCCATGACCTAAATGGCCTGAAAGCCGTCTATCTCAAAGACCCTGCCGGAAAATGTTTTAGCCCACGTTCGTCTGGGTATCGTCTCAAAAAAGTATCCTAACCGCCCTGGCCTGGACTCTGGGGAGTTCAAATCTCCCCAGCGGTTTTAACTGAAACTATTTTATGAGGTGATAAGATGAATAGGGATCGCCGAAAGAAAATACAAAAAGCAATAGACTTGCTTGATGACGTGCTTGTAGATGAACAAGAAGCCTACGACAATATGCCTGAAAATCTACAAGATTCAGACAAAGGCGATACAATGCAAACAGGAATTGATAATTTACAAGATGGCAAAGACTTGCTCGAAGAAGTTCTTGCTTAACCGCCCGCCTTGCCGGGCCTTTATCGAAGGGAAAAGAATTATGAGAACTATAACGCTACCTGCACTCAACAAAACCATATCACTTGGCCAGTATGTCAAGGCTGTTAAAATGGCCAAAGCAATGGATGACCCGGTAACAATTAAGCCCTGCACTTGTGGCTATGAACAAGCCCTAAAGGAATAAGTAAAATGAGAAAATACTTATGTTGGCTACTTGGTCATAGTTTTATCTGCCTGTTTCGGTGGCACTGGGGAACCGAGGGAGGGCGCGAAGGAAGCGAAACAACTGGTTGGATATGTCAACACTGTGGGGCAATAAGAAACGAGCAATGGGACACTTGATATGTATGATTGCAAAGATTGTGAACGCACTTTTGAAAAGCCGAAAAAAATCTGTGAAGACGGCCAAGAGGAATGTATTGTTTGTGGAGAACTATTTGAAGTATGCCCATATTGTGATTCAGAAAACTGGGAAAGGAAGTGAAAAATGAAAGACATTGTAATAACCAAAATAGCAACAGAAGCAAGAGGCGGCGCAAATATAAACGATTGCATTGAACAGCTAATTATTGTTGCTCTTGGTTTTGATTGCGAAGCTGTGTTAAGCCACAATAACCACGAATACACCGCTACAAGCCAAAAAATCATAGCTACGGTTATTGAGAAGCTAAGATAAGGAGAAAACCATGAGCGAAACAATCGAAGAAACACTAATCAAGCACATGAATCATATCGGAAAACTGACTAAGCAGCGAGACGCCCTGCTGGATGCGTGCAAAGAGCTTGTACGATTCTGCGAAAGCAAAGACCGTCAATATGAAGATGATGTTTGCCCTACCAAGGCATACGAATTAGCCAAAGCCGCCATAAAAGAAGTAGAGAAATAAGCATATTAGCCGTCCTAATATGAATTATAAGTATTAGTTTCTTGACATTTGAGTTAAAGTATAGTTCAATAAGAGATGAAGATAGGAGTACGACAATGTTGCTAAAAAATGAAATCTCTCAAAAACCAAACACAAGCGTTAAAAAGTGCGCGCAGGGGAGCATTTCTCAATTCTTAGCAGCATTGTCGGCTCCCTTGCCGTACTTTAATTAGGAAGGAAGAATAGATGATTTATTTTGCTCTTTGCATAGGTTTTTGCTTGGGAAATATCTTTCAAATTTGCCAGAACTAACTTTTAATGCCTTTGCTCCCTCTTGAGTTTATTTATAGGAGATTGATATGATAGAAAAGCCAAGTCATGCCACAGTATCATACGCAAAGAGGTTAAACGAACAAGATGAAAGAGATTGGGAAAATAGTGCTAACTTTTGGGCTAACTTTATAGTGGGTGCTTTCATGGTTTTAATCTGCGTTCTTGTGTGTTTTGGGTTTTACGGATGTCTCAATAGTATAGAAAATAGTTGGAATAAATATGAAGCGGAAGAACGGAATAAAGCTCGTGCAGTAATAGATGATGCAACATCCGAGGAAAGAGCAGAAGCGAGGGAGTCGAATAGGCGGTCAAGAGAATACGAAAAACAGTGGGAACTGGAAAAAGCGTTGAGACACTTAGAAGATTAAAGAAATGACCATAGGAATTATGACAATAGAAGGCTATGAAAAAGCACTTCAGACATTAGTAAACATGTATCATATAGCTCCTAACAGTGAAAAACAATGGTGGCTTGAGCGTATCGCTTTCTGCCAAGAAAGAATTGACAGCATAATCTTGATAAGCAATTAAGGATGCAGTATGGCCATGGAGGGCCTGTAATCTTAATATAAGGAGACTAACATGGAAACTATCGAAGTATCAGACGAAACCTACGCTAAAATCAAAGACCAGATTGAGGCCGACAAGAAGAAAGAGTTTGAGCCGAAGTTTGAGCCAATAGAGGTACATGA